TTGTTGAGTTTCTTTTCCATCGACTCCGGCACCCAGAACCGCCACAGCACCGACCCGTCCTCGAACAGCAGCGTCCAGGCGGTGAGGTCGAGCTTGCTGGACAGGTCGAGTCCGGCCCAGCACTTGCGCCCCTTCAGTTTCTCGTTCCACCAGCCCGGTTCAGCGAGTAGCTCGCCGGTGTTGGCGTCCCATTCATCGACGCGCAGCCAGCGGAAGGTCTGCTGCACCCACTGGTTGAGCCGGAACTGCCGGAACTTGTTCTCTTTGGCCGAGTCGTTCTGGGCTTCGAGTGCCTCCTCACGCAGCGCTCGCACCGCCAGGAAGTCACCGAGCGCCGGGTTGCCCAGTTTCCAGTTCGTCTCGTCCCACGGGTCCGCATCCTTGGGTACGTTGCGGATGTAGACGAACACGTGGGGCGCCCGGGCGGGATCCTCGGATACCCGAGTCATCTCGTCGTGTTCGGTCTTGGCGAAGCTGTCCGGGTCATCGCCCGCGGTGGTGACTGCGACCATCAGCGGCTGCGGGCGCGCGCCCATACCAGTACGCAGGGCCGACCAGAGATCGCCGTTCGGCTGCGTGATGACCTCGTCGAAGGCGATACCGTGCGGGTTCTGGCCGAGGTTGCCGGACGCATCGGCGGCGATCACCTGATAGAACGAGCCGGTCCGCTCGTCGATGAGCCGCTTCTGCTGCTTGTTCGTCTCAAGCCGCCTGGACAGGACCGGCGACAGCTCGACCATCCGCTTCGCGACGTCGTACACGATCGATGCCTGATCACGGTCCTTCGCGCATCCGTACAGCTCCGCGCCCTCTTCGTTGTCGGCGACCAGCAGGTAGAGCATGATGCCCGCCAGGAGCTCGCTCTTACCGTTCTTGCGGGCAATCTCGATCCATGCGATGCGGTATTGCCGAACGTACATCTCCGTCTCGGGGTCCCAGATGATGGTGCCGAACAGCGGAGTAACGATCTCGTCCCACTGCCAGCGCGCCAGCTCGAACGGGCGCCGCGCCCATCGCGACTTGGTATGTACGAGCACTTCACCGAAGAACGCCCGTACATGCTCGGCACGCGGGCGGCAGTGATGATTGCCCCGCTTGGTGCAGGTGACGTTGTCGATCGCGCCGTCTGCGCCGACCAGGCCGACCGTGTACCCGCAGACGGGTAGCTTACGAGAGGAGGCGGCCCGGGTCGGCGCCACTTCCGCCCCTCCGTCCGTTCATGTGGATGTCGGAACGAGCGGACGGGGTGAGCCCGAACTCGCGAGCGAACGTGCGGATCACTAGCGCCGCGTCTCGCTGCATGGCGACCACAGGGTTCCTCACCAGGGCCGGCTGCTGCGTACCGCGTCCGCGCGGCTGGATCAGAACGTTGCTCTTAGCAAGGATGCGGGAACAGCGGCGGTGTGTCGCGACAGCTTCGCAATAGCAGATCAGCGCGTCACGGTCAGCGGGCGAGGCGAGCTTCATCGGTTCGAGTACCGACAGCGTGTAGTCCCAGATCTCACGGACCTCGTCGCTCGCGTCGTCCGGCAACTCGGGCAACCCGTCCGGCGGCTGCGGCTCGTCAGTGTTGATCCGGTCCTTGCGATCACCGTGCAGAACACGGAGGTTCGTCGGCTTGCCTTTCGGCCCACGCTCGCCCATGTCTCCGCCCTCCTCTGCAGCTGAGTAACAAAGTAACTAAGGGCCAGTATCCCCTACCGGGCGCCACACCCCACGCAGGGTGTATGGAAGTCACCCAAAATTACGACCTCTCTCGCATCGCCAGATCTTGCAGGCAGCTGCGCCCATGTCTAGATTGACATTGCACCACCCCACCAAGCGAAACGAGGACACCATGCCCGACATCACCAATACCGACCGCTACCGCCCCTTCGGCGGAGTTCACACTGACGCGGTCGTCTGCAAGGAATGTTCGACTCGTTCGACCCTCGTGGCGGTCTACATCGCAGACATCCCCGAGCACGACGCGGACGCACACCCCGAACAGAAGCTCACCGAGATGTGGGCCGTTCAGCGCGAAACCGAAGAACTCGCTCAGCGCGAGACCGCCGCCAACTGGGCCGCATGGCACTCACAGGATCGCTGACCCCCTTCCGGGCCGCAGTCTCCCCCGCCTACGGGCGGGACCTCGGCCGCCCGGCCGGACCCCACCGAAAGGAACGCGCACCATGTCTCACGAACTCGAAACCAACGGCTCGCAGGTCGCCTTCGTTGACAACCGCAACGACGCCTGGCACCAGCTGAACAACCTGCCCGCCGAACTCGTCGGCCAGAAGCTCCGCGCCGAGGAAGCCCTCGAACACGGCCACCTGGCCAACTGGGATGTCCGCAAGGTCCCGGCCTTCGCCGTCATCAACGGCCAGAACGTCCGGATCCCCGGCAAGTACGCGACCGTGCGGAACAACCCCTGGACCCCTGGCCAGGTCGACATGCTCGGTTGCGTCGGCACGTCGTACACGCCCGTACAGAACGAGGAGAACGTAGACGTCCTGAACGCGATCATCGACGAGACCGGCGCCACGATCGAGACCGCCGGGTCCCTGCGTGAAGGCAAGAACACCTTCGTCACGATGAAACTGCCCGAGACGATGAACGTGGCCGGGACAGACAAGCTCGATCTCTACATCGCCGGTCTGAACAGTCACGACGGAACGTCCGCCTACCAACTGCTGATCACGCCGGTACGGATCGTCTGCGCGAACACCCAGAACTACGCTCTGCGGAACTTCGTGAACAAGCACTCGATCCGCCACACGAAGTCGGCGAAGGCCAAGATCGAGCAGGCGCGTCAGGCACTCGGCCTATCGTTCGCCTACCTGGAGGAGTTCCAGGCCGAGGCTGAGCGGATGCTCGACACCGCGATGACCGAGGCCGCGTTCGTCGACATCATCGGCCAGATCTGGCCCGTCGACGACGAGCCCAGCAAGCGCGGCGCGACGATCGCCGCCGAGCGGACCGGCAAGCTCACCGAGCTGTTCTCGGTCGCAGCGACACAGGCACCGATCCGCGACACCAACTGGGCCGGACTCCAGGCAGTCACTGAATACCTGGACCACTTCGGTTCGGTCCGCAACGGCGACGCCAGCGAGGAGTCGCACCGCGCCGAGCGCGCGATCGTCGGAACAACCCAGCTGCGCCAGGCCGCGTTCGACCTGTTCTCGGTCAGCTCGAACTGACCCCACCCCGAGCGGTCGCCCCCTGTCCCCACCAAGGCAGAGGGCGACCGCGAACTGAATCCCCTGGAGGGAAGTCTAATGACACTGCACGCGATCATCCTTGAATCACCGAGCGACTTCGGCGAGGCGCCTGACCTGATTGTCGCCGAGACGCACGACGACTCGGTGCGCGGGCTGGTCCGCCTGCTCGCCGAGCGGGACCGGAACCTGACCGGCGGACTTGAACGGTTCATCTGCACGTACAAGCCCTGGCTGCCCGCCAACCCCATCCCCGACCCGGACGGACAACACGACCTCGACGCGTACCTGAGCGACCTGCACGAGGTTCTCGACGGCTTCTGGTGGACCTTCTACACGATCGACGGCACAACCGTCGAGCTCGCGTCATGAACACGCGCCAGGAACTACTCCGACTGACCAGCCTGCTGCGCGAGGCGCCTATGGGACCGACCGCGCAGAACATCTTCAGCTGCATCGATGTCTGGGAACGCGGCCAGAGTTCGACCGCCACCGCAGGCGAGCTGCGGGTGTCGGTCCGCAGGCTCGCGCTACAGGCACAGCAGACACAGTTCGTCAATGAGGCGCGGCTCCTCGCTGCGACCTGCTGTCTCGGTCACGCCGTGGCCGCTTTCATCATGACGCGCGAACCACTCGCGATCGTCCTACTCGAACGCTGCAAGACCCATATACGCGACGCGGGGAAGGTCAGCTCATGAAATTCACCGGCGAATGCCACAAGCTGTCCGGCCGGCCGGGATGGTCGGTAGAGGATCTCGATACGTCCGTCGTGCGCAACACCTGCGATCTCAAGACGGACGACTGGACTCTGTTCTCCGGCCACATGGCCGACGTGCACGGGATCAAGTCGTGGGAGCAGAATCAGCCACGCGATCAGTACATGCACGCGGGTCTACAGCCCAGCTGGGTGAAGAACGCGGGCAAACCGTGGAAGTTCCGCAACTCGAAGACACTCTTCGAGCCGAAGCCGTTCGACATCGGCGACGTCGTGACGTTCGTACACAAGGGCAGCGGCAACTATGGCGTACCGCGTGTGATCCGTGGTCAGGTCTGGGCGCACTCGCCATACGCAGCAACCCGCTGGGTCGTCGCGGACCAGGTCGCGTACGAGGTACATGAGGGCCAGCTCCTGGATAGCTGGCTGGCGTCACAGAAGGCGTACCACCACACCATCTGCCGTGGCGGCGCCTGGACCCGGCGCGGCACGAACTGGCGCATCAACGCACGAGAGCTGCGGCTTGCGATCCGCGAGGTCGAGCGTCGCAGAGACGAACTGGGCGACCGAATCGGCTCGGTGGGCGCCGACCCGTCACCACAGAAGACATTGAGAGTGCAGGTCTAGACGACCACACCGAAACGGGATCGTAACGCTGGAGGTGTCAAGGAAGTCTTGACGCCTCCAGCGTGGCGCGAGACATTGACATCTCACCACCCCACCAAGCAGAAAGCAGACCGAGATGAGCAGGAAGCGCGGGCCGATCGAAACCCCCGAGTACGGCAAGATGGTCGTGCGGATGATCCGTGCATACGCCAAGCGCGTCACGCACGCCGACGAACCGGACCTCGCCCAGATGCTGGCCGTCCGTGACGAAATGGACAAGGCGATCGTCGCCGCGATCCACGGTCAGCGCACCGTGTACGACCGCAGCTGGAGCGACATCGCCGCCGCGACCGGTACCACCCGGCAGGCCGCTCAGCAGCGCTGGGGCAAGAAAGTCAACAAACTCGACGCGGAGCTTCACGGACTCGGAGCTACTCGCCCCGGAGACTCGCGCGACAACGGCGGCGAACCGGAATCGCAGCAGACCGGCATCGACATGATCCGAGAACTGGTGACGTTCTGATGAACCGCCCGGGAACGCTAATCTGGGGACGCAACGTACAGCGTCACAGCTGCGAACACACCGAGTGCGCGAACCTCCGCCAGATCCGCTCACAGTGCGCCGCAGCCAACCGCTGGAACCTCGTCAACGTCGCGGAGCACGCGCTCGCCCGCTGCTCCAGCCAGCCAGGACAGGAGTGGGTCCGATGAGGCGCGCGGTCGCGGTACTCGCGCTGGCCGCCGTCGCGCTGACCGGCTGCAAACCAGCCCCCGGACAGGGCGGCAAGGGTGGCCCGGATGGTGAGACACGCTTGCAGTTCCATCACTCGGTCTACCTGAAGTTCAACACCACGTACGTCGCGCATCACGGCGACTTCGGTTGCCGGTGGCGGATCGAGTCGGTCAAGAAATCCGGCAAGGAAGCGCCGGTGGTGCAGGCTCGGGGCACGTACACCAACGCAAAGATCAAGGTCGAGGAGCCGGATACGGTCGACGTATACCTGATCTTCAATCACGCCTGCGGAAACTGGGTGCGGCCGTGATCCCCGACGATCTGCGATCGCTGACCGTGCGTCAGCCGCACGCGTCAGCGATCGTCTCGGGCCTGAAGACTGTCGAGAACCGGTCATGGGTGTTCCCGTTCGAGACGCCCGCAACGATCGCGATCCACGCGGGATTGAAGGATGATCCCGATTGGCGTACCGGGCGCGACCGTTGGCCTGCCAAGGCACGATTCAGTCCGTCGCCGTACAGCATGTTCTTCGAGGATCTACCCCACGGCGTGGTCCTCGGCGTCGTGACGGTGGTCAGATGCACGAGCCCGCTGCCTGCCCAGCTGCTCGGTCCGTGGGAGATCGCCGGGCACTGGCACTGGCATCTGCGAGACGCGCGTCCATTGCGGTCGCCGGTCGTGACGCGTGGCCGTCAGGGGCTATTGACGCTCCCGGCCGACGTGATCGAGCAGATTCGCTTTCAGCTCGACGGCTGAACCGCCTCCCTCCCTTGCGACGTTGCGCCCTCCCGGATCGGGAGGGCGCTTCGCGTATGTCGACCTACCCCCGACTTCCCGAGCCGGGAGCAATCGCTTACATTCTTCCCCAACGGCGATCAAGATTCCGCTTCTGAGTCTGTCGATGCTGATCCCAGTCGTAGTTGAGATGACACAACTGACACATAGCGAGCAGGTTCACTCGATCACAATTCTCCGGAGTCTGATCCAGATGGGCAGTAGCCAATACAACCTTAGAGCCGGTATACGGCGACGCTGAACCGTGCACCGCAAGACAGCGTTCCGGCCCAACGTGTCCGACTGAACCGCATTGACCAGTGCACTCACACCGCCCTCCAGCGCGTTCGAATCTAATTTGACGCGAGATCTCTCGCCAGTCAGCCGGATAGCGACTCTTCGCACTCATCTGACAGCTTTCCGCTCGGCGATCTTGGCGGCAGTCCCCGCGACCGGCCGGTACTGGAAGCTGTGCAACGACAACCGGCGCGGGTCGAGATTGTGCGGCTTCAGGTGTTTGTCGGTCGAGGTCGCCGTCTGGAGCTGCTTCTGGCGCGAATGTGTCGCCTGCCAGCGTGGCGACCGGCGGCAATACGCGATCACGGCCGGGTGCGACACGACGTACCGGTACCGGTAGCCCTGCTCGGCCAGCTGCTGACCGATCCAGTCGTTGAGGCGCATGCCGAGCCCGAGCCCCTGATAGTCCGGGAGCACGACGACGCGATGCGCCATTTTGATGTCTTTCACGTGAGCGTGCGGGAAGTGAATGTACGCAGCGAATGCGACCAGATCGTCACCGATCCAGCCGCCGTAGCACTGTGCGGCCTTGTGCAGGTCGGCGCTCAAATAGTGATGACGGTGGAACATGCGCCAGGCTTCCGCGCCCACCCTGGCAACCGCGAGCTCGACCGGTGGGTGGGGTTGAACCGACCTCCAGCTGAACTCGCTCGTCGCCAGATCGAGAACCCAATCAGGTTGCAACCAGTCGAGCACGTCGTAATGGCAGGTGACCGCGACGAATTGCTGTGTTCCGCGCCGGATCGTCTTCTGTAGCGCGTGACTGGCGACCTTGGCGACCTGCCGGTCAACGACCGACGTGAACTCGTCGACGACGACGACCGGGTCCGGCCCGGACAGCAGGCGTGCCATGTCGGCGCGGAAGCGCTCACCGTTGCTGAGTGTCCGGTACGGGCGCAGCCAGGCTGGCGGGCTGGACAGACCCACGGCGTTGAGCGCACCGGCGATCTCTTTGATACCGAGGCTCTCGTCGAAGTCATCGACGATCGCGTGATTGCGCCAGCTGGGCGCGCTCGCCACCTGATCCGGCCAGATCTCGCGGGCGATCGTCGACTTCCCGGAGCCGGACGGGCCGACGATCAGGCCGACCTGCCACGGCTTCGCGCCGAGCGGCAGCGAGAGATCCCAGCTGAGAGTCTGCCGCTGCTCGATCGGTACGTCGAACATCCCCGCCAGCTGCATCACGCGCCCGCTCCTGGCGATCGGCGTCGACACGGTCACCTGCACGCGGTCATTCACGTGCCCACCCGGGTTCCGTCTTCCCAGACGAACTCGCCTTGCTCACCGACCGGGAAGTGAGTACCGCAAATGGCGCAGTAGGTCCCGCCGTAAAACTGCGGATCACGGGCGTACGTCTCGGCGATCGCCTGCCCCATCGTCGTTCTCGCGCCGCACCCCTTGCCGACCTTGTCCAGCTGCGCCTGCGTCCAGAACCGGCCGAGAACCGGACCGCTGTCCTCCGGATACTCCTCGAACCCCACGTACCCGTACGAGTCGTAGCGCTCATGCTCCTCGGCGGTCAGGTCACGCAGCCTGCGCTTGGGGCCGGGCGGACCGACATGCTCGTACGTCCGGCGTACCGGCCGCACGAAGCCTTTTGCGCGCTCGGCATCAGACAGTACGAGGTACTTGTCTTGCTGCCCATCCGGTCCGATGCTCTTCAGGTCCGGGTCGTTGTGGTCGTCGGTGATCCCCATCAGTCGTCTCCCTCGAAAGTGACCAGCTCGATCGGCACGTACACGTGAATCTCGTCGTGGATGTCGCGCACGCAGAGATTCCCGTTCGGCCGCCGCCAGATCGTCACGTTGCTCGACGGCGGCGGGTCCTTCGGCAGTACTTCGATCTTCACCGGTTACTCTCCTCGCGTTGTGCGCCAGCCCGTGTCCGTGACGTGCATGCCGTGTGAGTCGACGAGTCGCGGGAACCCCGGCCGGACCGGACTCGCCATGTTCGAGTACAGCTCGCGAACGCGTCGCGCGCCACAGCTGCATACGTAGTAGGCGTTGCAGCCGATGCGCTGCCAGTGAGGATCGTCATGGAAATGCCACTGCCAGGGCCACTTCATCGGACCATCGCCCGCACGTCGTGCCCCTCGGCGTCAAGGCGCTCGATCAGATCGAGCTGTTGCGCCTCATCGCGGCAAGTGATGATCACGCCCCAGACCGGCTCGTCGTCGGCTTCCTCGGCGGCGTCGCCCTCGTCCGGCGTCTTGTCGAGTAGCTTCGCGAGATCGTCTTCGGTAAACGTCGACTCCTCCAGCGGGATGCGGCCCAGCAGCTTCGCGAGCGCCGCGTCATCGCGCTTCGCCAGCTCGGCAGTGTGGTTGTCATCAGCAACGATGATTGCCGCGCGCACGTCGTCGACGTCGACGAACGAGACCGCGATGTCCGGCCAATCGAGTTGCTGAGCGGCCTTGAACGTGTGGTTGCCCGCGAGGATCTCGTTCGGCCGGCCGGTGTAGGTGCCGAGGTTCGCCGTAATGGGCTTGTACTGCCCGTTGTGATCCAGGCTGTGCGCGATCTTGTCGACGTCGCCCACGTTGGGGTTCTCGTAGTACTCGTTCAAGTCAGCGAGCGCGACGAGCGTCCCGCCGATGTTGGGGTGAATCCGCGGCTGCGGGCCAGGAGGCGCCTTGCGTTTGCGTGGTGGCATGTCAGTCCCTCATCTTCGGCGGGTCGAACCGACGCATTCGGTCGGAGTTAACAAGATTCATGCCGTCGTCGCGCGCACAATCCGGAGTCGAATCGAGATCCCAGCGGATCCGATAAAGATCGTTGCTATCGCCGTCGTAGCGAGCAACTATCCGGCCGGTAAACTCGCGCAAGGTAGCGCCCTCAATAGGCGTGCCCACCAAGGCTGCTACGCGCTCACCGAGTTTGAACTCCTGCGCGTGCTCGACACGTGCCGCCTCGATGTCATCGATCCGGCCATGCAGGACGTTGCCGCAGCAGAGCCCGTTCGCGAGATCGTCGAGTTCGGCCAGGACAGCGGCAGTGGCTTCCTCCGAGTATCCGGCCCAGCGCGCCTTCAGCCGAGCGGCCTCCTCGCTGGAGTGTGGATCCGGCAGGTCCGCGTCACGCAGCGGGGCGAGCGCAACATTGATCGCGTCGCCCAGGTCGATGATCGTCTCAGGATAGGTGAATCGTCTGCTCGGCGGTGGGGGTGGCGGTGGCGCCTTCAAGATCGGCACGACGCCTCGCTTGCCCGGCGACTCGTACGACGAGCCGAACAGCCTGCTCAGCCAGCTCATTCAACCATCGCCTCCTCCAGGCGCTTCGCGACCTCGGCGTATACCTGACGCTTCGGGTGGTCATGAGTGTTCAGCTCATCGCCGCGCGCCTGTTCGCGCAGCCAGCCGAGCAGGCGAGCGAATTTGCCCGGCATCTGGCCGATTGTCACGTCCTGGTAGCAGGCGAGGATCTCGATGCCTGTTGCCGCCTTCATCTTCATCGTTGCTTCGGACAACAACTCCGGCAGGAAGCCCGGACCCAGGTTGCCGATCACCAGAACGTCGCCCGGCTTGACCAGTACGACGCGTGTTCCCTGCTCGCTTGCCTTCATGCTTCCGTTCCTCTCGGTGGGTGGTTGTGACTCAGGGTCACCTAAACTCGAAAACCTGTCGCCGAAAATTTTCACC